GCTGGGCCGTTCATCGTCTGGCACGCTCGAACTCTCCAGCGATGACAAGGGGCTGAAGTACGTGGTGACGCCACCCGTCAGCCGGGCCGACGTGCTCGAACTGATTCAGCGGCGCGACGTGCGGGGTTCTTCGTTCGCCTTCACGGTGGACCCGAAGAATGAATCCTTCCGCACTGGCGAGGACGGCAAGGCCATCCGCCAGATCCGCGAGGTATCGGGACTCTACGACGTGGGGCCGGTGCTCAACCCGGCCTACCCTTCCACGTCTGCATCCGTGGCCCTGCGGTCCTACGAAGCCTGGCTGGCAACGCAGGAAACGCCTGCCGCCCCCGAGGTGGTTGCGGAGATTGCGAAGCGTTCGCTGGTGCGTGATGCCGCTGCGGCATGGACTCTGAGGCTGCGAAATGTCTGAAGTGCGGTGCCAGTGCGGTGAGCGTCTGCGGACTCGTTCCAGCCGACCGGTTGGCAACGAGCGGCAGCGGTACATGCGGTGCCCCAAGTGCGGGGCACGCGGAACTTGTTTTGTCCACACAACACATTCCGAAGTGCGGTACTGCAAGACACGCACCGACCGGCAATAGCGTGAACTCCACGGCAATACCGCCGCTGGAGATTACGCACACATGGACAATCTGAAGAAGCTTCAGGACGAAGCGGTTTTGCTTGCCAACCGGATCGACGCAGTTCGTGCCATCGAAGGCGACGAAGACAAGATCGCGGAGCGCGACCTCGAACTGGAAACGCTGAACAAGCGCGCTGGCGACCTGTCGAAGAAGATCGACTTTGAGAAGACGATTGCCGACTCTGCCAAGAACTTGCGTTCGGTTGTCGAGCGTTGCAGCCCGGCACCGGAAGTGACCGAGGAGCGGAAGGCTGACCGCATCGAAGCGGTTCCTTTCTCGGGCCGCCTGCGTGCGTTCGAGAACGCCAAGGATGCCTACTCGGTTGGCATGTGGTTCAAGGCCAAGAGCGGTGACGCTGAGGCGAAGCGGTGGTGCCAGGATCACGGCGTCGAGGCTCGTGCCCAGGGCTCGACCGGCGCAACGACCGGATCTGCATTTGTGCCGGATTCGTTGTCATCGGCCGTGATTCGCTTGGTTGACCAGTACTCCGCGTTTGCTCAGAACGCACAGAACGTGCAGATGCCGAGCGACGTGGTGCTGTTCCCGCGTCGGACTGCCGGTGCCACCGCTTACTGGATCAACGAGAACGTGGCGATCACCGCCAGCGATCCCACCAGCAACCAGGTGACGCTGACTGCCAAGAAGGTCACGGGTGCGGTCACGATTGCTTCGGAACTGCTTCAGGACTCGATCGTGTCGATTGCCGACTGGATCGCGGCTGAACTGGCTTTGACGCTTGGCAACGCCGTGGAAGACGCTGCGTGGAGTGGCAACCCGAGCAACGCCCCAGCGGTTGCCGGGCTCGTCAGCACCTACACGGGTGGGCTTCTGGCTGCGTCTGCTGCCACCTACGCCGCCTCGCTGGTGACGGCTGCCGGTGACACGCCCGACGAAGTGACGAAGGCGAACCTGCTGGCGATGATGGCCAAGGTTCCGCAGCACTCGCGTCAGGGTGCCAAGTGGTTCTGTTCGCCGTTCTTCTTTGCGTCCTGCATGCAGTCGCTCGATCTCGCCCAGGGCGGTTCGGTCGGACTCTCGCAGGGCATGGGCCTGACCTTCCTTGGCAGCCCGGTGGTTCTCACCGACCGGCTCCCGAGCGGTGCGGACTCAACGGGTGCGATCATGGCGCTGTACGGCAACATGGCCAACAGCTCCTACTACGGCGTGCGGCAGGGCATCGAGATCGCTTCGAGCGACCAGGTGAACTTCCTCAGCGACCAGACGGTGATTCGCGCCGTGGCCCGCGTGGCGATCACGCACGCCAACCTTGGCACTGACACCGTGGCTGGCCCGATGATCGGCCTTGTGGGTGCGTGAGCCTGACGGCTTGACGAGTGTGCAATCTTGAGCGGGCGGTTCCATACGGGGCCGCCCGCTCTCTTTTGGAGTTAGCACATGCTTGTCAAGGTAGGCCAGACAGAGGTTGATATTCGAGTTGAGGCCGTGATGAGCGTGCCCCGGCTCGGGTTCATGTCGAATTTCTATACGTGGGCTCAGGCGTTGATGCCGTTGGGCATTCGTCCCACGATGATGCAGGGCGCGTTCTGGTCGCAATGCCTGTCCCGCGTCTGCCAGGACTTCATCGACAAGGCGGAGTACTTGCTCGTAATAGATTACGACTCCGCATTCAGTCGGCGCGATGTTGAAGAATTATTTGCGATGGCGCTCACGTTCCAGTGCGATGCTCTGGCCCCGCTGCAAACAAAGCGGGAGGACGGCCGACCGATGCTGACCTTAAAAGGAACGCTGGAGAATCCGCCCAAGGAAGGCCACACGACACTGCCAAGTTCGTGGTTCGCAGAGCCTGTTCAGGAAGTGGACACGGCTCATTTCGGCTGCACGATCCTGAGCACAGCGGCGCTCAAGCGTTGCAAACTGCCGTGGATGCAGGAAATGCCCAACAGCGACGGCACATGGGACGAAAAGCCAAAGAACCCAGACGATCCCAACTGGCGGCCACGGCGTGATTCCGACATTGCATTCTGGGCCAACTGGAGGGAAAGCGGCAACCGCGTCTACGTGACGCCCCGCGTGTGTATCGGCCACGGCGAATACGTTTTCACATGGCCCGGCAAGGATCTCGGCAAGCCCGTGTACCAGCACGCCACCGAATACTGCAACAGCATGAAGAAGCCCGACACTGCATGGAGCGTGCCCGAATGACCAAACTACGAATACTGCGGCCTTTCCGTTCCTACCGCACCGGCCAGGTGGTAGAGATTCCCGGCGGTCTGGCAGCGGAGTTGGTCGCAAAGCGGTTCGCCGTCGAAGAGCGGCAGCAGGATTTGCTAGAGACTGCGGCACTTGATCCTGCCACGGAAACGGCTGACGCCACGCCTAAGCGGAGACGCAGGAAATGATGTACCGCAGCCTTGCTAGAGCGACTGCCCCCGTGGTCGAGCCTGTGACGCTTGCCGAAGCGAAGGCACATTGCCGGATCGACACCAGCACGGATGATGCCTACGTGTCGTCGCTGATCACGGCAGCCCGCGAGTGGTGCGAGCAGTACCTCGACCGGACGCTGGTACACACCCAGTGGGTCATGCGGTTCGACACGTTCCCGCCCGACGGCACTATGGACATCGAACTGCCACGCCCGCCGATGGCAGCGGCTGGCACGACCACGGCGTTGGCCCTGACGTTTACCTATGAGAATGGCACAACGGCCACCTACGGCACGGCCAGCTACCGGGTGGATCGGAACGCCACACCGGGCAGCGTCAAGACGCTGTACGGGCAGACGTGGCCGCCGCACCTGCAAGACGATAACGCGATCAGCGTGACCTGGTGGGGCGGCTACGGTGCCAGCGGGACAGATGTGCCAGCTGCGATCCGGCACGCGATGCTGATGCTGATTGCCCACTGGTACGAAAGCCGCTCCACGGTGCTCGTGGGCTCTATCTCAAAGCCGCTTGAGTTCGCCTTGGAATCCCTGCTCTCGTCACAGCGGTGGGGTTCCTACCGATGATCGACCCCGGCAAACTCCGCGAGCGTATCACTGTGCAGATCGCCAGCGGTGCCACCAACACGCTAGGCGAGACGGTGCTGACGTGGGCGGACTCGTCTGCCGTGTGGGCCAGCGTCGAAGGAGTGAGCGCCCGCGAAGCCTTGGCTGCCGGGCAGCAGGAAACCACGATCAGCCACAAGGTGCGCCTGCGTTACCTGCCGGGACTGACGCAGCAAATGCGGTTCTCGTGGCGGTCCCGCACGCTCGACATCGTGAGCCTGCTTGAGCACGGCAACCGCAGCGAACACGAAGCGATTTGCCAGGAGCAGATTCCCTAATGGCGATGTTCAACGGCGAGCCGCTGATCAAGTTGGCCCTTGGCCGTGGCAAGGCTGCAAAGTCTTTGTTTTCCCTTGCGCCGCTGGATGACGTGATTGCCGAACTAAAGAAGCTCGATAAGGACATCAGCAACCGCTACCAAGCCCGTGCCTTGAAGAAGGCGTCGAAGCCCGGCAAGGATGCCCTGCTGGCACAGGTGCGAAGCATCGGGCAGGTGACGGGCAACCTGCTG